AAAACAAAGGTTATGAAAGCAATCCAATTAGATTTAGAATACGGAAGAGGTGGTTTAGAACTTATCTTCTCCAAATTTATAGAGGTAGACGATTTAGGGGAGCATGCCTTCCAACACTTACAATCGACTATTGCAGAAAAAGAAAGTAGTGTAGACTGCGAGTACTGTTGCATAGAGGAAGTTAACAGTGGCATAGCAGTTGTTATGACAGGTGAGGATACCTCAACCTACTTCATCACAGAAGAGAGTCCGTTGTATCCTGAGATAGAGGAGTATGAATTAGATACAAATGAATGTTTGAGGACAGATGGGAGCTTCATAGAGTTCTACGAGAATTTCGATGAAAAAGTTTGGCAACTTGTTGCAAATACGGAAACAAAAGGGGATCTTTAGGTATAAGATAATTTTATATAAAAACAAATCGTTATGACAAAAACAATCGCAGAGCGCATCTTACATGCAGCATCAAAGGAATCAGTAATTACTAACAGAGTATTACGTAGACGTATGCGTATTCCACGCACAGAAATGAACACTTATGAATTCAACAACACTGTATTACGTACAGCACGTTACTTGAATGAGTCGGGTGAGTTGAACAGAATCGGAAGAGGTAAGTTCGTAATCACACGCAAAGGTGCACAAACATTAGCATAACGCTATTTTATTGATTGAGCAAAAGGCTCCCTCCTAACCGAGGGGGCTTTTTTTATGCTCTTTGGTCCTTATAAAAAAAAGGACAGCGTACCTCTGATTTCTTCACCCTTGCGATTGGGCGCCTACCTTAATTCCTTATTGGTGAGCTAAAGATCGTACTAATTTATTTCATATGCAACGTTGTCTAGTAATTATTTTGTTCTGACCTTTAGCTTATAATCAATCAAATAAAAGTTATGGAAATCAAATTATCAAACAGCGAATCAGAAGAGTACTTCTACAACGCATTATGTAATGGTTTAAGCTACGTACAAGGGCATGGCTTAGAATTAGCGTATGACGAATCAGAGTACACAGCATCAAGAGTAAGGCTTGGTCAAGACAATCCAGCTATGTTTAGTATTTGCTACGAAGACATCTTAATGCAAATGTTAAAGGATGGTTACTCACTTACCTTAGAAGATGTAGAAGGTGATGGTGAAAACTCAGCTACTATTACTTTAGCAGATGTACATCAGAGAGTTACATTAGTTGATGCGCAGAACCTAATGGATATGCACAATGGAGATGATGATGCATGTACAGCAGATGTTATAATACAGACTGTATTTTTTAATGAAGTTATTTTTGGATAACTGTTGCAGGGTCGGGTTAAAAGCCCGACCTTTACCTCACAATCAAAAAACAAATGTTATGATAGAGCTTTTATTAGTAACCGCAGTATTATATCTTGCTTCAATTAATAGTGAAGTAAAGAGTAGAAGGTAATTATACACAATCAATCAAATAGAAGTTATGAAATTTATAATGATTATAGAGAATAGAGCCACTTTAACCAGTGGCTTTACTATCCTTGTTCGCTTTCTCATTTTCAGCCAAAAGTAATTTAGTTTCATTTAATCTAACACAGATAACTTCTTGACTCCAATCAGTACCGCCTGAATCCCCTCGATAAGTTATAGTCAAAACCTTATAAGTTCCGTTTAGATTTTCAGCGTAAATTGATTCTAACTTAACTTGACAACCTATTCTAATTGTTGGATTTAAAAGAGTGTTAAATGTTACTTCATATTTCTTTTTTATAGGTGTATTTAATAATCCCGTTGAAGCATTTACCAAAGGAATTATATCACTCACCACTTCATTTTGTTTTATAATATAAAGTTTACCCTCATCAATATAATAAGTTTCATCATCTTTTAAATTATTTTCAATTAGCTTTAAGCTATTTCCGACTAAAACTTTTGCACGATTTACAACTGGTCTATCTGATATTCTTGCTCTTGTAGTATTAGGCATATCCTTTAAAATTACATTTATTGCATCACCTTTTTTTACTTTTGTAGATGTGTAGCTACCTTGAGCATCTACTAATCCATCCATAGCTACTATGGTTGTGACTATATCGGCACCACTCTTTTCGCTAAATGATTCTAGAATAAAACCTTTAAAAAGTGTTTCTATTTTATTGTAACCAGCTTTTAATAAAAAAGGCATTTTGGTAGTAGCGTCCGTATCTTCTTTAATGAGCTTTTTTCTTTTATCTTTAGACAAGTTATAGATTCTTACTCTACAACTATTTAAGCCTGCGTCCACGCTCTTTACAGAATCAAACTGAATACGAATAGGGGGTCTTATAATAATAGCTTCACCAGTATTTGTTTTAATAATGAGCTCATAATCTCTCATAAATCTATCATTATTCATTGTAAACCTTTATCTAATTTTAATCTTATTATACTATAATTACTGTGTTATTTGTTTAGTTGGTGGATACAATCCCTCAGCTATCCATCAACTAAATTAATAAGCTGAGGGGCTTCAAATGTTAGAAAATAATCAAAAAGAAATTATATTGTTAAAAGATTTAGGAATATTGTATCTTTCAAATACATCAAAACATAAAGCTAGATTTGGGTTATATAAATGCTATTGCGGTAAAGAATTTAAAACACAAACACAATATATAAAATCTGGGCATACTCAAAGTTGTGGTTGTTTACAAAAACAAATAACTGCAAATAAAAATATTTTAAATGCTACTCATAAGCAAACAAAACATAGACTGTATAATATTTGGAATATGATGATTCAAAGATGCAACAATCCAAAACATGAAGCATATAAAAATTATGGACAGCGTGGGATAATAGTTTGTGACGAGTGGAATGATGTAGAAAATTTTATTAGAGATATGAATGATGATTTTATTGAGGGTTTAACACTTGATAGAGAAAACAATAGTCTAGGCTATAATAAATCTAACTGTAGATGGGTAAATAGAAACATTCAATCTAGAAATACTAGAAAGCTAATATCTACGAATACAAGTGGATATCGTGGCGTTAGTTTGGATAAAAAATGCAATAAATGGAGAACTTCAATAGGTATAAATAATAAATCAATTTATATAGGATTATTTAATACAGCCTTGGAATCAGCTTTAGCCTATGATAAATATGTAATTGATAATAATTTAGAACACACTAAGAATTTCTCTTAGTGTTAGGGTACTGAATATCCTCTAATTGATTCTAATTCTTGTCTTTCAATTAGTATTAGGTCAAAAATATTTTCTGTAAAACTATCTATTGAGAAAGGGTCTAACTCAAGTTCTTTGTCATCAATAATAAAATCAAATGGAAACCCCAATCCAGTACATAATAAAACGCCCGAAACTAATCTAATTCCGTTAATTGTTTTACCTTTAAAACTTACATTTGCAAACCAGCAATTCTCAATAAATTTCATTTCTAAAGTTATATAATCATCTTCAAAAGGGATTAAATTTGATTGATGTATATCTTCGGTTAATAGTAGTTTTTTCATTAAAGTATTACTCCTAGTAATGATTCTGTTTCTGTTTTTGGTACATCTTTAGTATCAGTAACCCCATTATCTTTTTTAGTAGATACTTTATTTTTAATTGTTGGTTTTGCACTTGGTTTATCAAAGTAAACATCAGCTTTAGCATAAGCAATTTCAGCAAATCTTATTTCTTTTGCAGTTAAAGAATAACTTAATTTTTGATTAGTAATATTGTCTTTTGAAATTGATAAAGAAGTTATCAGCATATTTTCATAATTTCTAAAAGGCATTTCAATAGTAACTAATGATTTAGTTTCAAATATTTGCTCCACCATATCAAAAAAAATATCTTGTGTTGTTCTTCCTTTAAAAGTTGATTTTCCTTGCTTTCTAACCTTTTGAAAAGATGGAGTAAATGTATTAAATAAATTAACAGCTTGTCTTATTTTATTATCAATTTTAGCTATCTTTTGTTGTTGTTGAGCAGTGAAAGGATTACCAATTACAGCAAATATTGAAGCTATTTTTACATAAGAATCAGGAGCAGAAGTGTCAAAGTCAGGGTCAAACTCTTTTTTTATTTTAATATCTGCAACTTCACCAACAATTGATAAAGTAATAGGGTCATTTATAATATGGTCGTTAATGGCACTTCCATCTTCTACATAATTTTCGGGAGCTAACATAGTGAAAGAAATATCAGTTTTTAACTGCACATCCAAAAGAAAACCATTTATCCCTATCGTTTGGTTTTCATCTTTTTTTTTATAAGCCATTAATAGCCCCCTTTGTTCATAGTTGAATTAGTATCTTTTAAATAATCTGTTAAAGTATTTTTAACATTTATTCCAGCATTCATTGGGTCGTTTGTTTTAACTTCCATATTAATATTATTGTTTACTACGCTTGAAGCATTTTTATTTATCATATTTGTAGGTACTGCATTTTTTTCCCACATATCTACCATATTACCTTGATTTCTCATAACTGCTTCATTACCTTGAGCCGTTGCTATTTGTCCTTGCCATTCAGCTCTTTTATCAGTTATATACTTATCTGTATCTGCAATGCTTTTTTCTAAATTACTTAAATCAAAATCACCACCTAAGAAGTTCATTAACTTACCAACTCCAAGTAAGGTACTATCAACTGCGAAACCAATCTGTGCAAAACCGACTGCAAGCTGTCCTAATGTTGCTAAAACTCTATTTAAAATATCAATATCGAATGACTCAAAATATTCTTTTATTACAGATTTTCCACCTGCAAAACCAACTGTTAAATCATCAACAACTAAAATTAATCCAGTTATTAAAGATATAAGTTTACCCATTGGTGACATTTTTAAAGCTTTATTCAATCCATATATTCCAGCAATTAAGGCTAATAAATCCTTTTGACCATCACTCATATTTGTAAACATACCGATTAAAGCTTTTCCAAAATTTGTAAATGCAACACCTGCCAATCTTACAATTTCCATCATTTTGTCAATGCCTTTTTTGTTGTCTTCAATCATAGTAACAAAATTATCAGCTAATTCTTTAATGGCTGGTGTAAGTGATATTTGCATTTTAGTAGCTAAAGCAGTAAAGGCAAAACCTAAAGTGTCCATTGAGTCTTTATATTCAGCCACTTTCTCTTTTTCTTCATCAGTTGTAATACCTAATGCCCTAGCTTGTAATCTTAGTTTATTAATACTTTCATCGCTAGACTCTAACATTTGTAGCATACTTCTATCAATTCCAAGTTTGCTTAAGATAGATATTTTTTCTGTTTTCTCTAAGCCTTTTAATTTTTGTCTTAACTCTTCCATTACAACATCAGCAGATTTTACTTTACCCGTTGCATCTTTTACACTAATACCCATTTTCTCAAATATAGCTTTCGCTCTTCCTACATCGTTTGCAGTATCTCCAATTGCTTGAGATAATCCACCAATTGAAGATTCATATGCTTGTGCAGAACTTCCACTAAGTTGAGCTACATAACCCCATTCTTGAAGTGCTTGTATTGATACACCTAATGTTATTGCTAGGTCGTTTTGCTGGTCGATAGCATCAATCATATTTAGATTAAAATAGTTAAATGCAACTGCACCGACACCTAATCCAGCACCGAGTTTTGAGAGCATACCAATTCCAGTATCTAAGCCTTTGTTTAATTGATTAAGAGGATTTAATGAGCCTATAAAGCTAAACTTTGTAACAAGTTCTACTTGACTTGCCATAGGTACTCCTTTTTTATTTTTATTATATCTAAAATAGTTAAGTGAGATAAAAGGATTAATTTGTTAAAATTATTTTAAATATTAAAGGAGTAAATATGATTAGTAAAGAGTTATTGAGTGAAGTAATAAATATAAAAATAGAAGATATTATTGATTTAAAAAAGTTTGGAAATGATTTAAAATATTATGAAAAATGTTTGCTTAAATCTTGTTGTGATGGTAGATTATCTGATAATAAAGATTCTATTCGTAAGTCTATTAATATCTACGAATTAGCCTTTAAGTGTAAACAATATGCTTTGAAACGAGGATATATTTTAGATTCACAAAGTAGAAGTTATTGTAAAGGAAAGGGAATTTGTTTCATTTATCTGGACGATTGGACTTCTGAATTTCCAGAGTACTGCTTAGAATCATTTTTAGCAGATTCCGAAATTGAAGCAATATTTAAAGCTTGTCAATGGATATTAGATAATAAAAAAGAGGGAAATTAATCCCTCTTAATTAAACTAATCTTCGCATAAAGCCTTCTAAAACATACTCAACAGTAGCATTACCATCTTGATTGTTTTTAGTATAAGTTGGTTTAGTAGTTATGCTTCCTGAAATTATCTCATAAGACTCTACAGACTCACTACCATCTTTAATATAAACCTCTTTTAAACTACCCTCAAAAATTATAGGTGTTTCATTGTTTACTTGTTCATTTAACCAAATATCATTATCTGAATATCTTTGAACTCTTACAGTTAAAGTTGCCACATCACTATCACTTCTTTGTGTGATATTAACAGCTCTATTTGCACCATATACCCTAGAAGTTAAAGGATTAACAAAAGCTAATTCAATAACATCACCGTTGATGAAGTCTTTTATAAGTTCACCATTTAGCACTAAAGTTGTGCTATTTGTTAAAAATCTTGATACTGCCATATATATTCCTTATATATTTTTTCATATTATATCTTAAAACTTTTATGTTAATTTTATATTTAATGTACTATAATTCTATTAAGCAAGGTTAAAATATTGCACCCCACTTTCTCGGAATAACCTTTTAATTTAAAAGGATTATTTTGAACAACTTTTATGTATATATTCACAGAAAAAAATCAAACAATGAAATCTTTTATGTTGGTAAGGGTAAAGATAGACGAGCTTATCGAAAAGACCATAGAAATATTTACTGGAATAAAGTAGTAAATAAACATGGATATGAAATAGAAATATATAAAGATAATTTAACAGAAAAAGAAGCTTTTGAACTGGAAATAAAACTAATTAATGAACTAAAAGAAAAAGGTTTACAATTAACAAATATGACAGATGGTGGAGAGGGTTGGAGTTGGACCTACCATAATGAAAAAGATAGATTAGAAAAAGCTTTACTTCATCCAACTTTTGATAATAAAAAATATTCATTTATTAATGAAGATGGTAGAACTTTTGAGGGATATAGTTTAGAATTTCAAATAAAATACAATTTAAAAGCTAGAACTTTAAGGTCTTTAATCTCTGGAAAAAATAAAAGTTATTTTGGTTGGAGATTATCAACTACAACTCAATATGGTTATCAGTATGGAGAAAATCACGCATCTTATAATCGTTATATATTTAAATTTATGAATATTGAAACAAAACAAATAGAAGAATCAACACAGCAAAAATTTAAAATAAAATATAATATTCCTAATTCTGCAATAACTTCTTTATGTAATGGCACTTTTAAAACTTCAAAAGGATGGATATGTCTTAATCCAATTTATAGAAAATCAATAAAAAAAGAAGTTTCTAGTTTAAAAGGAAAAAATAATCCTAGTTATAATCCTACAATTAGAATATTTGAATATACAGATGGAACAATAGAATTACTATCAACTTTAGAATTAAAAGAAAAATATAATTTAGGAAAAGCAATTAATGGATTAGTTAATGGATGGTCAAAAAGTTATAAGGGATGGAAGTATTTAGGAGATAAATAAATACCTCCTAAAGCTTAAAATAAACTTAATTATTCCTCTATTGATAGAGTGATGTCAGCACTGTGAATAGCAGAAGAAAGCTTAAAAGCAACTTGGATAGGAACTGATTTTCTTTGTACTCTATCGCTTTGTGCTTGGTCATTGAGCGACTGTGCATAGATAAAATATCCATTTGTTAGAATACTTCTTCTGAAAAGCAATGGGTCTCCAAAGTCATCATTTGAGTTCCATTGATTTGGAGCTATAACATTTGCTTTTCTAAATAAAATCAAAGTCTTTTCAATCGTATCAACAATTTTATTAACATCTCTTTTAATTTGAGCTAACTTAGTTCCAGTTGTTCCAAGTAAATTAAACACATCTGTTTGAATATAGTTTTTAATAGCAATAATATTATAAACATTATCCGCCCAACCATTTGCACCACTTGTTAAAAGTTTTGGTAAGTCACCAAAATTAGTATATAAATCTAATCCAACTTTTTTAGCTTTATTAATTTCATCTTGTGAATAATCTTCACTAACAATACCTTTTAACTCTTTTAAGTTAAGCGTAATTGCACTATTTTCATTATTAAAGTTTACAGTATGTAGTCTAGTCATTTCAGCAGTTGCTACTTTTCTATCACCATCTTTTCTGTAAATCATTCTATAATTTTCTAAACCTGAAAGTTTAATATCCCAAACAACATTAGTAATATCTTTTTCTAAGTTTGAAGCACTATCAAAAACATCATAAGATAGAATATCATTAGCTTGTGCAAATACAGCTAAAGCTTTACTTTCTTCATCAGTTGGATTATCTAAGAATGTAAACCCTTTGAATGGTTCTTCTTTTAAAGCTTCAGTAACTGAATCAACTTTACTTTCAGCAGTTAATGTTCCACTTGCTAAACCATCGAAAGCAATAGCACCCGTACCAATTGATAAACCTAAAATAACACCGATAAATGTACCTGAAGTATTTGCAGTTAATAAAGATACTTCACTTGCAATTCCAGTTGTTGCACTTGTTATAATGATTCTTTGGTCATTAATTGAAGCAGTTGCATCCGTAATTTCATCATTAATTAAATCAACCACATCAGATAATTCGTCAATAGTTCTAAAATCTAATCCTGTTACAGTTTGTTCTGCACCATCGATAGTTACTTTAAAACTTCCATCACTTACAGATTGTAAAGTATTAACAATAACAGATTCGCTTAATTGAATACCTTTTAAATATCCAGCTTTTGCACTTACAGTTTCTGTTGCAGCTCTCCAATAAGCAACAACTAAATAACCACCACTATTGCAAGGGTTTTTAGTACCACTAAATAAAACCGAAGCGTGTTGATATACTGCACTTGTTGTACCAAAATCATCAGCTATGCTTGATAAATCAGTATAAGATTTAGTTCTATTCGCACTTGATAACGCTCCAAGTTGTGAAGTGAATAAAGCAACAATATTCATATTAGTACGAGATAATGAACGACCTTGAGGGACAACCGAAACATTAACAACATTGTTCACATTTGCCATATTTTTCCTTTTTTATAAATTTATCTAATTATAACTAAAATAAAATATTGTAATTTAATCGTGGTTAAAGGTTGGTTTTGTTAAAATTATTTTAATAAAACAAAGAGGAGTTGAGATGAAAAATTTTAAAGTAACAATCAAGGGTAATTCTGGAGTATTATCATACGAAATTTGCAAAACTGAAAAAGGTGCTAATGGTTTTGCAAAAAGAATAGCAAATGAAGCTTTTTTTGGTGAAGAAGTTCAAATTACAATAGTAGCTATCTAATGGAAGCTTTCTATTGTATAGAAGTAAATATAGAAGAAATAAGAGCGGGTGATACAATTTTACATAATGAAAAATTAACTACTGTTTGTGATTATGATATAAAATATTGTTCATTTATGGGTATTTCTATTTTTGGAGATACCTATACAATGGGAAGAAAAAAAGTTACTAAATGTATTTACACTAATAAAGAAGATTTTGATATGTGTAGAAATTGTTATTTTAAACAATACTTAGAAGATGATATTATATTTTGCAATAATATTAAAAGCGAATACTATGATAAAAATGTTTCTTTTAATTTTAAATGTGATAAATACAAACAAGGCTAATAAATGAGAATATTAAGTTATATAATATCTAAGATAACAAATAAAGAGCATAAGTTTACTATACTATGGTGCTTATCTAAAGATAATAAAAGAATAGATAAAGATTTTGCAATTGCAACAGTAGGAGTTTATCACAAAGAAGATATTCACGATAAAAGACTTATAAACAAAGCGCTTAATCCAAAAAAATATATTGAATACAAAGTAAACAATGACGAAATACCAAAAAATTGCAAACTATCTTATAATATTATTTCATATTATGGATATATGAAAAGATAATAAGCCACCCTAAAAAGTGGCTCTACTCCTCAACCAAACTAAGCTCCCACTCAACACTATCAATCCTAAGCGTATCAATAGCAACATTAACAAAGTAATTAACACTAATTTCCACTTGATACCTATTAGTATAATCCGTCCCTAATAAGTCCTTTAAATCAATAATACTATTTGCATTTAACATTGATAAATTATAATCTTTTAAATACCAATTAGCTTTCTCACTTCTTAATAATGCTACAAATTTATTAGCGTTTGTGTAGGCATTATCTCCGTAAAAATCCAAAGTAAACAATTGATTAAAGTAAGTTGTAAAAGTTTGAATTTCACTTGTACCGTTATAACTATCCGTTGCACTTATATTTTTAGCAACTGTTAGAGAATCAATTAAAATTAAATCTTTTGTGAAGTCCACATTTTCAAAATTCTCACGCCCTAGAATGATAATTAAATTTGTATCATTCATTAAGGCTTTTGTAAAATCTGCTATTTGAATGTTAATCATAATATCTGCTCTCCAATCCCTTTATAAAATCCATAATCCGAATCATCTCTAATCGTAATTACTTTCAAATTCTTACCTTTATAAACAACAATATCATTAACTTTTAAAGCACTTGTACTGTGAATAGTAAAATAAGATTTACTTGTATCTAAGTTATTTACCTTTAATGTTTCATCACTTGCAACTTGAATAGTGGCTTTAATTTGCGACTCTACAACTGTATTAACTGGCTTATAATTTACTATCGTTTGAGTTGTTTTTTTTAGCGTAACTGTTTGACTAAAATTGTTTACTACTTGACTAAGATTTGGTAACATTAATTTTCCTTTTCTACTATATTTATTTCAGCTTTTTCTACAATATAGCTAATTGAACCTATAAGCTGACCCGTATTAATTAAAGGACGACTACTTCCTTTTCTTTTGATTGTTGCCCTACTATTTGCTTTCCAATTGTTATTTCTAAAAGACTCTTTTATTACATTTTGAGCTTTTATCCCTATTAGGTCAAGAGCGACTTTTGTTTGCATACCTTTTTCTAAAACTAACCTATGATTATTTTCAATCAATTTGGTTATTTCTTTTATATTATTCTCAATTGGAACTCTTATAAAACTTCTTCTAGGTATGTTTTTCTCAGGCACTCCAAACTCGTGAATCATTCCTACTTGAAATACTGTTATTTCATCAATAGTATCTTTAAACATATCTTCATCTTTATAAGTTTCAGCCCCACTACTTGCCAATATTCCAGCTTTTACAATTGACCTTTTAAACCTTTTTAGATTTTCTTCATAAGCTACAAATAAAGAGTTATCATTCTTTTTCATACGATATTAGCTTGACCTACTCTAACTATATTAAAATAATATAAATACTTTTGACCATAACCCGTAGAGCCATAATAAGCGTTAATCTCATTGATCGTTGTAGGCATTGCATAAGATACACTTACACCATCTACTGATTGACTTGATACAGTTGCACTCATAGCATTTAATCCATTTGTTTCAATAGTTAAGTTGTGAGCTACAAAATATAATACTGCTGTATCTTGAAACTTGCCATACTTTGCACCGATTGATAAATACGCTTCATCTATTAAAAGATTTATTTTTGCATCTGAGGTGCTTGTAAATTCGGGAAATTTAATTTTAAAATTTGTTGATGTTATCAAAATTAATCCTTTTTATTTTAATTATATAATAGTTTTTTAAGTTTGATTTATGAATAAGTTAGTTAAAATTATTTGAATTAATTATAAAGAGAGAGAATAATGAAAGTATTAGAACTATTTGCTGGAAGCAGAAGTGTTGGAAAAGTTGCAGAACAATTAGGCTATGAAGTATTTAGCGTAGATTGGACAAATTATGATAATATAGATTTAAAAATAGATATAGGACTTCTAAAATTATCAGACATTCCATTTGTGCCTGATATTATTTGGGCTAGTCCAGATTGTACTACTTATTCAATTGCTGCAATAAGCACTCACAGAAACAAAGAAGATAGATCAGGTAAAACAGAGTATGCAAAAAAATGTGATAAAGTAAATAAGCATTGGATTGGTTTAATCAAGGAATGGCAAAAAATAAATCCAAAATTAGTTTACTATATTGAGAATCCAAGAGGTGGACTTAGAAAAATGGATTTTATGCAAGATTTTCCAATTAGAAATACAGTTTGGTATTGTCAATATGGCGATGATAGAGCTAAGCCTACTGATATATGGACAAATAATATTAATTGGACACCTAGACCTGAATGTCATAATTTCCGAAATAAAATAAAACATTGTCATCACGAATCAGCTCCAAGAGGTAGCAAAACTGGAACACAAGGAAAAAAAGGAAGTTATGATAGAAGTAAAATACCTTATGAATTATGTTATGAAATATTGACTTCTAAAGTGTCATTTTAAGTTGAATTTATAGTTTTATTCGCTAAAATTATTTTAAATTTATTAAGAGAGATATGTTTGAAACAACTAATAAACGATTATTATTTCCTATGTAGTTTACTTGACGATAATATCGAAATGTTAGCTGGTTTCTTAAAATATAAAAACCTTACAAAACATAGAAAAAGTATGTTGATAATATTCTTTGAAAATCTTAGATTAAAGAATGTTGAAAAAGAGATTGATTTAGCTATGGATTGTAAAACAAGTGAATTCAATGAGTATAAAGTGATTTATACAAATGAACAATTAAGAGTAAAAGCTAAATCCCATTTATTGTATCAAAGTAATATTTGGGATTTTATATAAAGGAAGGAAAATGAGTAAAGAATTTGAAAGCTATAGACTAGAATGTGAATATGAAAAATTAATAATACAACCTAACAGAAAATATACATTAACTGGCAAACAATACATAGATATGATAGATGCTTTTATACAATGTGATGAAATGATAAATAAATTAGAAAAAGAAAATGAAGAGTTGAAAATCAAATCAAATGAAGTTATATATAAAGAAAAAATTGTTTATAGAAAAAGGTAAAAGGGAAATTACTTCCCTTTTTTAATAGCCTTAGTTTCTTCTTTAACTTCTTCTACAACCTCAATAATACCAGACTTAATAGCATTGTTTAAAATCTTACTTTCTTTTTCAGATAATTTATCTAATTCAAAAAATTCAGTTTCAATTTTATGTGAGCCAATTTCAAAAGTATTCTCAATGTTTTTCTTGTACATAACTTTTCCTTTTTTTGTTTTAATTATAGCATATAAATTTATAATGATTTAAGCTAAGTTATATTAAAATTATTTTAATTTATTAAGAGGGTTTAAGGAAAATGATAGAGTTAAATAGAGTTTATAATGAAGATTGTTTAAATGGAATTAAAAGAATAGATGACAAATCAATTGATTTAGTTTTAACTGATATTCCGTATGGTATGGATTTCCAATCTAGCCGTAGAAAAGAAAAACATTTAAAAATACAAAATGATATTGATGTGAATTGGTTTCCTGATTGGATAAAAGAAATTGATAGAGTTTCCAAAGATGATGCTCATTTGTATATATTTTGTAGTCATCATAAAATAGATTTTTTTAAAAGTGAATTAGAAAAATTTAGAAAAGTTAAAAATATTCTTATATGGGAAAAGAATAATCACGGAAGTGGTGATTTATTAGATGATTACGCTCCTAAATATGAAATGGTTTTATTTTGTAGCAACGGGGATAAAAAACTAAATGGTGGGCGGGATTCAAATATAATTAAAGCAAACAGGACGCAAAATAATTTACACCCAACTGAAAAACCAGTTAATTTAATGGAGTACTTTATAGCAAAATCATCAGAAAAAAATGATTTAGTTTTAGATACTTTTGCTGGGAGTGGTAGTACTTTGGTGGCTTGCAAAAATACTAAAAGAAATTTTATAGGCTTTGAGATTGAAGAAACTTATATCAATACCATAAATAAAAGATTACAAAGTGCTCAAGGAACACTATTCTAATGCAATCAAAACTAAACTCATTTATAGAATCATTAACAAATATATTAATAGGGTATATAACAGCCCTATTGAGTCAATTAGCTATATTTCCATTGTTTGATATTAATATTCCATTGAGTGATAATTTATTGATAGGTTTATATTTTACTTTGATAAGTTTAATTAGAAGTTATATTATTAGAAGATATTTTAATAAAAAAGGGAAGTAATTAAACCTCCCTCTTTTTAAACAGCAGTTAAGATTTTTCCACCTAATGACTCTATAATATCAGTTCCAGCAATTGCAAACATAGATTCAAAAGAGTACCTGAAACCTAGTTGATACTGATTGCTAATTTTTAAAGCAACTGGTATTCTCATCTGAATATTAGCTCTTTGTGAAGAATAAGCAACGATTCTTTTAACTCCTGCAATATCACATTTAGAAGTAATAACAAAAGTAATATTTAAAGTTCTTTCAAGAGCTTCTCTTACAGTTGTTAAACTTCCAGCAGTATTTACAAAAGTTTTGCTTAAAATGTTGTAAGTATCAGGGTGAACTGCAACTTTATCAGCACTAAACATTTCATCATTTAATACAGCTGTTCTTTGGTCTGATACTAATGTTGAAATTTCATCGAACATTTCTTGAGCAGTTAATCCACTAAATACACCCGTTGCACCACTTGAAGCAAATAAAGTATTATTTAATAAACCTTTTGATTTACCCTCGATACCTAAGTAACCGATTCTATCAATTTGCTCTTTGTACTTTTGATCGTGACCTCTTAAGTATTCAGATACTAAGTTTCTGTTTTCTAATGATGCTCTATTTAATTCAGTTTCAGACCAATCAGAAACAGCTTCTTTCATAAATACAGGCATAGTATCATCTTCAACACCCATAGAGATTTTACCTTTACCGTTTGTGTTATCACCAGCATCTTTAAAATCACCTTGAATATTTGATTTTAATTTTGTAATAGCTTTTGCATATCCACCTTCATTATTGATAACAATACCTGAAGCAGTTAAGAATGATAATCCAGCAATTCTTTGTTCAAATACTTCACTTGAAATATGTTCTAAATTTCTAGCTAGTACAGTTCCACCATTTGAGTCTAAAGATTTAAAATAATTCTTTGCAGAATCAAATGAATCTAAATTATAAATTTGTCCTAATTTTGCCATTTTAATTATCCTTTAATTAAACTAATGAAGCTTTAGCTACTAGCCAAACATTCGTATCTACTTGTTCCCAAAAAACATAACCTGAATCAACATTGTTAGTTGAAGTAGTTGTAGCTTTTCCAAAATCAGCACCTGAACCTGTTGCATTTACAGCATAAGCAATTCCATATCTTGCAGGAGTATTACCAGTTACAACATCAACAGTAGCAAAACCAACAGTCATAACTTCAGCAGTAGTATCAACCAATGTTCCAGTTTTTCTGTAAGTATTTACACCTTGTTCTCCACCGATTAATCTAGTAACAATACCAGCAATTTTTGGAGTTGCACTATTGTCTAAATTATCAACTGAACCAGTATCATATTTAGCAAATCTTCCCATTACTAAACCATCTTCAAAAGTTGAAAACGCTTCAACATTAAAAGGTTTAGTTCTTAAAACTTCACCTGAACCTAATTTTTTAGATTCTTCTAAAACAGCACTTGTAAAAGCCATAATTAAATCTCCTTATCTTTTAAATCTGCAAATTTATTATCATTTGCACCGTGTTTTAATCCATCAAACGCACTCGATTGAGATTTTTTAATCTCTTCTTGTTTTAAAGAATCTTTTGCAATTTGTGATTTAACCATTTTGTAAGCTGTATCAATTCCAGCATCACAAACTCCATCTAAAGCCATATCAGATTTAGTTGCAATAATAGCTTTTTTAATATCTACTACTGAATCAGATGATTTAACATTTAAACCTAATTCTTTAGCAGTTAATAGAGCATCAATTTTAGAATCAGTAGATTTTTTAACATCTGCTATTTCTTCTTCTTTTTCAGCTTTTAATTTTTCCATGTCTTCATCTTTTTTAATTGTCTCTTCACAAGCATCTTTATATTTAGTTTCTAACGACTTAATATGTTCTGCAACTGAATCAGCAACTTCAAAATCTGAATCACCTATTTTAATAAACATTGTTTTGCCTTTCGTAATAGTATTTTCATCTACAATTATACTATTAGAATCAAATACTAATTTACACTCTTGTCCGCATCTAGCCGAATCAACTAAAGCAACATGATTAATTTTAATATTTGTTTGAATATAGTCATAAGTTATACCCTCAAACTCACCTTTTTCTTTTACTAAGTTTTGAGAATAACCAGCCGATAACTCCATTTTTCCATTTATAACTTTATTGATTAAGTCTTTATCTGTTACAACTATTTGAGCCTTGATATAATCAATCCCGTCTTTGTTGTAAGTTTCGTAAGATGCTACACTACCTTTTATAAGTTCCGTCGCATTATCAACTGTTCCCTCAATATCATCATTAACATCATCGCTATAACCATATAAAAATGTATTGTTTTCTAAATAATATTTTTTTGCTTCATCTCTAGTCATTTAAACTCCTTAATTAATTTCCCTAATTATAATTAAAATAGTTTTAAAGTAAACTTATAATATTTACAAATGCTATAATTTAAAAAAGGATAGTGATGATTAAAATACAACACGCTAAACATAATCAACAAGCAGTTAGAAATAGCGATATATTTTATGTTAAGTTCAAGCATAATGGTAGCTCAATGCTTAATGTAAATGGTAGCATTACACCCGTTGAATTTATACTTGAAGATTTGCCAGTTGATGATTTTCTATTGACCAGGGTTGATTATTTAATCGCTATTGATTCAATTATTGATGTAAGTAAGTTTGGAAATAGAACAGCACTTACAAATGGTTTAGTGTTTGAAATTGATGGAAGTCAAATATTTAAAAATAATGCTGATGTGATGTTGTTTGCAAGTGATTCGACTATTGATACAGCAAAAATAAGTGGAACTACTGCAAGTATTATAAATGGGAATTGGAGTCCACTTGATGTATTTCAACACGCTATAATAAGTAAAAAATCAGATTTAAAAATTATTGTTAGAGATGATTTGACACTTGTTCCACATATGGAGTTTGGTGTTAGTGGAATTAAATTAAGTTAGAAAGGAAATAAATGATAACAAATGATAAATTAACATTTAAAGATAGTTATTCGGACTTTACTTCTTTTATAGATGAAGATAGTGGATTCTTAAGAATTAATGGAATAGTTGCAAGAACTGGCATTCAAGTTTATTCTAATGCAGAAGTTGGAGACTATAACGAACCTTTAAAAATGGTAAATGTCTATCGTCCACGAGATGAAGTATTAAAAGAAGAGTCATTATCTACTTATGCAAATGCTCCAATAACAGACGACCACCCTAATACATTCGTAACAGTTGATAATGCAATGGAACTTATAAAAGGTAGCGTAGCATTAGAAAACAAATTCAAAAGAGAACAAGAAAATAATTTAAGTTCTGAAATAGCAAAAACAGAAACTATTTTAGGATTAAAAAAATATATTGAAGCATTAGAAAATAGAAGTTGTGAGGGTTGTATATATGTAGGCAAATCAAATTGTATAAATTGTTTATCTTGCAAAAGACAATATTCAGATAATTGGAGAAATAAATGACAAAAGAACAAGTAATACAAGGTTATTTAATGAATAGCCCTAAAGTAGTTGCAGAAATGCTTTATGATACTATAGAGAAATATGAAAATAGAAGTTGTAAGGGTTGTAAGTTTAAATATGTTGTTGATTCTATGACAACAGAATGTCAGCATAACGATAGTCCTATTGATTATGTTGATTTAGACTGTTTCCCTACTTTTAGCTGTAATGTTTGGGAGTCAAAATGAAACTAGAAGTAGGAAAGTTTTATTTGTGTGCAAGTGGTGAGGTAGTAAAAATTACTTATTTTGATGAATATTATTTTTGTTCTGATGGTGGAATTGAAGACTCAAGTAATGGAAAATATTTAATTAATGACCATTATAATGACCTAATCGCAGAAATACCAAAAGAGCTACATCAACATCTAATCCAAACTATTAAAGATTATCACACGGATTCAGATTTTAAAGCTACTGTTGATAATGTGTTTAGCCACTCTTGAATGAGTGGTTAATCTTAATTTAATAAATACTTTTATATAATTACCTATCGAGATTAAAACATCGTACTCCTACTACGGAACTACCTAATTTATTTTAGGAGTTTCAACTCAATGAATGAAAATCAAAAACCAATACTATTACAAGATTTAGGCATATTATTTACAAATGATACTAAAAAATATAAAACAAGATATGGAATTTATAAATGTAGATGCAGTAATGAATTCAAAGCAAATACAGCAGAAGTAAAAAGAGGGAAAATACAAACTTGTGGTTGCATTAATCACAAATTATCTAACACTAAACTTTATGATAAATTTTTAGGTATGAAAAGTAGATGCTACAATCAAAATAGAGAAGACTATAAAGATTATGGAGAGCGTGGAATAACTATATGCGATGAATGGCTTAATGATTTTGTTTCATTCTATAATTGGTCTATAGAAAACGGATATAAAGACGGATTAGAAATTGATAGAAGAGATAATAATCTAGGATATACTCCTAGCAATTGTAGGTTTGTGAATAGAACAATTCAAACTAGGAATACTAGAATTTTAAGAAGAGATAATTCAAGTGGATTTAGAGGTGTAAGTTTTAGAAAAAATATAAATAAATGGACTTCAAAAATTAGAGTAAATAAAAAAGATAAGCACCTTGGATATTTCAATACAGCTTTAGATGCTGGACTTGCCTATGACAAATATGTAACTGATAATAATTTAGAGCATACCAAGAATTTTAATTAATTACTTGGTATTATAAAAATCGAATTGCATCTGCAAGAATAATCAAACCTAGGAGCTAATTCAACTCCACCTATTGAACTTCTTTTTTTCCAATTCCCAGCATTTGCATCTTCAACACTATCAGCATAAACTGTATCATCATCTATCTTGCAAACTTTTCCGTCCATAACCTGATGTGATTCTCTTACTCTTTCATCTCCCGAAGTTTGAAAAGTATATAATCCAATATCAGCAGATTTTGCCCTAGCTATATTTAGAGATTCATTTATCACACTAACCTCTTGCCTAGCAATTAATTTAACTCTATTATCCAACTTCCCATAAACCGAACTAATCCCACTAATTCCCTTAATCTCATTCGCAATTGATTTATAAGTTTTATTTCCACTTACACCATTTTGAATAATCATTTCTATTTGATTAAAAAATTGAGCTGGAATTGACTTAATTAGTACCTCTTGTTTTCTTCTTTGAAGTGCTACTAAATCATTTAGTTTATTTTGATTAATCATACGCCCTACATC